TAACCACTAACATCACAGGTGCACATGCTGATTTAATCGTGTTAGACGATATTGTAGTGCCTAAGAATAATAATGAAGAAGGAAGAAGACAGGTCGCTGCACAGTACTCTCAGCTACAATCAATTCTTAATCCTGGTGGTAGAATCATAGCTGTAGGAACTCGTTATCACCCTAAAGATATCTATAACGATATGCAGAATACTTATGAAGAGATCTTAGATGACAATGGTGAAGTGCTTGGTAGAGAGCCTCAATGGGATATCCTTCAAAGATCTGTAGAAGAGGGTGGTGAATTCTTATGGAACAGAACTCGTAGAAAGGATGGCAAGTACTACGGATTTGACTTTAAAGAACTCGCAAGAATCAAAGCAGGCTATATAGATAAGTCCCAATTCTATGCCCAATACTACAACGATCCTAACGATGAAGGAAGTAGTCCTATTACACCAGATATGTTTATGTATTACAATCGAGAACATCTCTATACCAAGGCTGGTGTGTATTATATCAAAGATAGACCTTTAAATATATATGCAGCAGTTGACTTCGCTTTCTCATTAAGTCATAGAGCAGATAGCACCGCAATCGTAGTAATTGGTGTAGACTATGATAATAACCGTTATGTGCTTGATATAGATAGATTCAAGACAGATAGAATAAATACTTATTACGATCACTTGATAGCGTTGCATACTAAATACAATCTGAAAAAGCTCCGTGCAGAGGTGACAGTAGCACAACAGGTGATCGTTTCAGCTTTAAAAGATAAGTTGGCAGAGAACTCAATAAGGCTTGTTATAGAAGATTACAGACCTACTTCAAAGAAAGAGGAGCGTGTAGATGCTGTACTCAGACCTGTATATGAGGATCATAAAGTATTTCATTACAAGGGTGGCAACTGTGAGATACTTGAAGAAGAACTGAAACAAGCTAAGCCAGCTCATGACGACGTTAAAAATGCTTTAGCAGATGCTATATCAATTGGTAATCCACCTAAACGATATGGCTTCACTACAACTTTTCAAAAACCTAAACCTTTATCACGATTCGGTGGAATCTAACCACTAATAAATTAAGAGGAATCTAACACATGCCTAATACAATTGAAATCAAAGTTTTACAAGAGCCAGATGGACTTGCTACAAGTATTGCAGACAAGTTTGTAACATGGGAAAATGCTCGTGACAGATGGTACAATAATGCTAAAGAAACTTTAGAGAACTTGTACGCTACGTCTACAGCAGATATATACAATCAACCTCATGACTATGACAATAGTACACATATACCAAAGCTTACTCAGATTCGTGATATGTTGATTACGTACTATCTTGATGCTATGTTTGGATTACCTGATTTTATTGATTGGGAACCATATGATGAAGGATCTGTTAATCTGGAAGTAAAGAATACGTTAAAGAGTATTGCTAAACAGATGTTACAAGATTCTAATTTTAAACCAACCATTAGACAGATTGTTGAAGACTATGTAGACTATGGCAATGCTTTTGCTACTGTTGTAGAATATAATGATTCATTACGTAATTCTTTAATCTATAGCGGTCCTAAAGCAATTCGTATCAATCCTATGGATATATTCTTTGATCCTTTGGCAACAAGCTTTGAAAGATCTCCAAAGATTATTCGAACTGTTATGACTCTTGGTGAATTGATGCAGAGCATTGACGATGTACCTAATGATTCTAACATGTTTCAAGTAGCATTAAAGAAGGCTGTCGAAAAGCGTAATAAAGTATATCAGTATCTTTCACAGAACAACAGAGATGCTATTGTAGATGATATGTGTCATATTGCAGGTTTTGACAGCTGGTCAACTTATTACAATACAGATACTGTAGAATTATTAACATTCTATGGAGATCTATATGATATTGAATCTAATAAGCTTTACAAATCTTCTCGTATTGTTGTAATGGATAGATGTAGTGTTATTCTTAATGAGCCTATTACTGATTACGGATTCGGGTGTAATATTTTCAAAGCAGGTTGGAGAGACCGTAAAGATAATCTTTGGAGTATGTCACCATTGGATAACATCAAAGGTATGCAATTCATGATAGACTTCTTAGAGAACAAGAGGGCTGATGTATTCAACTTCATTAGCAATCCTACAATTGTTACACAAGGTGATGTTGAAATGCCTGAATATATTTACCCAGGATGTCATATTGGACTTGATACAGATGCTAACATTCAATTCATAAGACCTGATTCAACAGCATTACAAGCTGATCTATATATAGACAGATACTTAGCAATGATGGAAGAGATGGCAGGTATGCCTAAAGAAGCTATGGGATTCAGAACACCTGGTGAAAAGACTGCATTCGAAGTGTCACAGCTTAATACCGCTGCATCAAGACTCTTTAACGAAAAGGTACACAAGTTTGAATTAGAAATGTTAGAACCTTTGCTTACTCTGATGATTAGGATATACTTAGCGAATCCTAACAGACAAGTAAGAATCAAAGTTAAGAATGATAATGGTGTTATCGATTTCATTGATGTTGATTTAGATACGTTAAAGACTGATGGCAGATTTGTAGCAATTGGTTCTAGTACTTACACAGAGAAAGCTCAGATTGCACAGACTTTAATGCAACTTTCAAATACTGCTCTGTACCAAGATCCTCTTGTTTCAAACTGGATAAATCCCGAAGTGATTGCTAAGGCTTTGATTCATAGCACAGGATTGGATAGATACAATAATATTCTTGGTGCCAATTCTCGTGTGTATTCTGAACTAGATATGAAACAAGCTGCTGAATTTGCTACAAGGCAAATGGAAGAAACTCAAGTGCAAGGTATGATTGATGCTGAACAAGGTATTATGTAGAGCTACACCAGAAGAGAAGAAGGAACTTAAAAGACAAATAGATCTTTCTCAACTTCTTCTCAATAAACTTGTAGAACTGGTGCAAGATGACATCGAGGACAATGACAAAGTAGCTGATGAAGACTTTGACAATCCTTCTTGGGCACTGAAGCAGGCTTATAAGATAGGCTATAAAAAGGGCTTGACAAGGTTACTTGAGTATGGTATACTTGATTGCGTAAAAAAGAAATAATGGAGATTTTATATGACTGATGAAGCAACTACTTCGGAAGTAAAAAAAGATGACAAAGAGAATCTAACTGGGATGATCAATGTCGGAGAGCATTCTGCTTATAAATCTGTTGAAGATCTTATTAAGGGTAAAGCGGAGGCTGATAAATATATTTCACAGCTGACAAAGGCTCTTAAAGAAAAAGATGAAGCAATCGCAGAACTGCAAAGAAAGGGAACGATTGTAGACGAACTGAAACAGATTAGGGAGAAAGGGATGGAGAATACTAACACTCCAGATATTACCGAAGATACTATGAAAGAGATAGCTCTCAAGGTATTGCAAGATGAAACAAAAGCAAAACTTGAATCAGATAATTTGACAGATTGTCATAATGCTGTTGCAGGTATTGCGAGTGATGTTGACCTTGCATTAAAAAATAAAGCACAGGAACTGGGCTGCACTGTTGAATATCTCGAGAACATTGCAAAGACAAGTCCCAAGGCTTTTAAAAGCATGTTTGGAATTAAGAACGAAGTCTCATTTGATTCTGTAAACTTCCTTCAGAGTTCTAGACATATCTCAAATGAAACAAGCAATGAACAGATTGATACAGCTTCTTTAAAAAATCCTAAAGCTATGGCTTCATTATTTGAAAGGGCTGTTAAAGATCCTTCAATGCTTAATAAAATTAAAACATGGTAATATAAGGAAATACTAAAATGGCTGATTTAAACGGTATTAACAGTCAAGATGCAAATGGCAGAGCCGTTACTCGTGCAGTGATTTATTCTGGTGTGTTACGCGAACAGCTCGAACCTGAATTGATCGCCATGAATTACGTAGACGTCATTACTTCTTTCCCGGATGGAGACAAATGGGAAGATGTAGAGATGGGCGGAGCGACTGTATCTGACTATCACGAGGGTGAAGAGATTGACTTCAAAGGTCTTGACTTCGGTACTCGTACATTTGAAATTAACGAATATGTTAACAGTGGTCACTATATCACTGCTAAGTTCTCACAGGATTCTTATCTGGCTTCTCAGATTATGGCAAAGGTACCGGCATTGGAAGCTCGTGCAATTGCTGCTGATCTGGAACAGAAGATCTTCAACTTGGTAATGAAGGGTGAAGGACACAAGAAAGACGATAAGAATATCTTGAACGGAATGATGCACAGATTTGTTGCAGGTGAATCTGAGGATACCTATGGTACTTTGACGCCTGAAGACTTTGCTTATGCATCTGTTGCATTGAATAAAGTTAACTATCACGGACCGAGAGTTGCTATTATCCCGTCTTATCAGGAATATGCAATCGTTAGGAATCCGCGTATCAGAGCTTCTCTGCAGTTCAATCCGAAGTTCGAAGGTATTGTACGTGATGGTGCAATGACTGGCATGAAGTTTGCTTTCAACATCTATGGTTGGGACGTGTATACTTCTGAATTCTTGCCGCAGTCTTCTGGTGAAACCAACTTGGTAGCACGTGATGGCAAGGCCTTTAATGCTTTGACAAACTGTGGTGTAGCTGTTCTGTTTACGAACATTGCTGATAGCCGTCCGTTCCGTATGGCTTGGAGACAGATGCCTAAGTTCGAAGGACGTTGGAACATGGCTAAGCAGCGTGAAGAATATGTAACGGTTGCTCGTTACGGTCTTGGCATGGGTGACTACGACAACCTCGTTGTTATCTTGTGTTCTGACACTAACTCAACAATTACGCCGGCTGCATAAGGAGAATAGACATGGGTGAATATGTTGGAAATTTTGGTTTGAAGCGTTATGTCGGTCGTGGTGAAGCAACCTCTCCGCTCTATAATGCATCTGCAAAACCTGCAGAAGGTATGCACAACTGCATCGAAGTCGTACTCAATGCAGAAGGACCTGTTGTAGCTGGTATCGATTTGATGCAGGCTCACATTCCTGCTGGTGCTGTTGTTACTCGTGCAACGATTCTGGTAGATAGTGAAAACACTGCTTCGCCGATTACTTCTATCTCTCTTGTAAAGAAAGATGGTTCAGACGGTAAAGCTTTGTTCTCGAATCAGGCATTGGTTGCTGGTAAGTCTGTAAATGCTGAAGCAAATGCTGAAGCTCTTATCAGATATGCTGAGGAACGCTATCCAGTCTTGGATAAGGCATATGCAGGTCTTAAAGGTACTTTGTTGATCGAGTACATCTAAAACCAATTAAAGGGGTGGGTAGGTGTTCTGCATCAAGCCCACCTCAAACTTATATAAGGAATATACAATGGCTGACATAGAACATGCAACTTTATCTGATGAATTATTACACGAACCTAAGGGTGCTTCAAAAGCTGTGGCAGGTACTGTATATGTTGCAGACGGAACAGGTAAAGGTTCGTTTAAGAAAGTGCCTTCATCTTCTTTGGAATTTGATAAGGTCACAATTACACCGATTACACCAATTACATTTCAGAATAGTCTTGTTATAGACACTTCCCAATTACATCAAGGTATAGATAACACTTTAGAAGATATTAATACAGATGCTTTACCGATAGATGTACAGAACATAATCAATAAAAATACTGCAGAGATTGTAGCTATGTATAACAATATTGTAGAGATTCTTACGCAGCTGAAAACAAGTGCTACAAATACTACTACAACCACCAACAATATGATACAAGGTTTGAAAGATGAGGGCTTTTTAGGATGAGCAAAGTAGATATTAAAACATTAGACAGCCTTTCACATAATGATGCATCTGCAACCAAACTTATAAACGATAACTTCGACGCTCTTAAAAAAGCTGTTGAAGATTCTGTATCTAGAACGGGAAAGACTCCAAACTTTATGGATGCAGAGTTTGATATGAACAGCAGAAGGATTATCAATCTTGGTGAACCTGTTGACGATACTGATGCAGTATCTTATGGAGCTTATAAAGAACACATATACAAAGCTGTTCAAGCTGCTGAAGATACTGCTAATAGTGCTAAGAAAGCTGAATCATCTGCTGCAGAATCTAAACAGTACTCTATAGAATCTAGAAGAGCACGTGACCTATCAGAACAGTATGCTAACGAAGCTAAAAGTATTGTACACGATGGTCAAACAAGTATTACTCAGACTATTTCAGATGGTTTAACGGATATAACAGATGCTGTATATAACGGTAAAACTACATTAGAAGAAACTACAGCAGCTGGTGAAGAAGCTCTTAAGAAGTACAATATCAATACTTTCTTCAATCCTTTTGTGGCTAGTATGACATACACTACAGATGACTGGTTGCCTACAACGGTATATGCTGCAGAGGGTTACAACTTTGTTAAAACATTAACATACAACTCAGGGTATCCTATGCCTTCATCATCTCCTTACAGTGCTTCAGCATTTGTAACACTAAGTATGAAAGATGCTGTATCAGGCAATGTTGGACCATACGCTACTGCTTTCTTAACAAATTCAGACGATAACGAAGCTGTATTCGGACTTTCACTGTATGTTAAAGAATTGCCAACAGAACCTATTGTAGCTGAAAATATATCGTGGTTTATTAAGGAGAGACCAAATGGTACAGTATAATATACCAGCTTTAACAAATTCTCACGTAGTTGTGCAGAGCGGTGGTGGAGGTTCTGGAGATGTTGTTTATGCATCTAATCAGACAGGAAACGATGTTGTTGAGGCAAACAAGCCGGTGTATCTGGTTAGGCAGATGAACTTTGAAACGAAATTATGGGATGTTTCAGGCTACGACACTTTACCGAGCAATGCTACGTTTTTTATGGATAATAATCTTGTCAGATATAAGGAAGTTTTCAGCTATAATGAAAACACGGACAATTGGGATAAGACTGCTTTTTCTAAAATAAGTGTGCCGGGAAATTATATAATCGACATAATTGAGAGAAAGACCGTTTACAGTTATTATTACATTCGGAGCGGTAGTTATTTGTCATGTTCCATTTGTGATTTAAATACGCAAAGACAGTTTCCCAATTCTATGGTATGGCTTGGCGACGGGTTGGCTCTGGCAATAAATCCGACTTCTGCCAAGGCAGATATTTACCCTTATGATTACGAAACAAACACGGTTGATACGACCGGAGAGCCGTTAATAACTTTGAATATGCCAAACGCTCATTTATCTACTAAGTACAGGGTTATTTTGGCAGATGGCAAGATATTGTATGCGCATGATAATGTTATTGATGTTTATGACCGAACAACTTACAGCCTGATAAGAACGGTACAGTTTCCCAATGCTTTTATGATTTACGTTACAGGATTTGAGCAGGGAGACTATGTTTTTGGCACAGATTGTTCAAACTATTATAATTTTAATAGTTCTTTGATGACGGTAAACACCTATAAAATTATGGATGATTATTCTCTGGAAGCTGTCAATGATCCGTTGTTCAGCAAAATGAAAGCACAAAAATCCGGTATTGTCTATAATATTGAGACGGGGATTTTGCAAATTGGCTTTGTCGGGGAGGTAGATGCGAAAATCTATCAGTTTGATAAGGCAGATAAAAGCTGGACAGACATTACGCCGATTATAGACACGGCATCTATTCAGGGAAGTCGTCCCAGCAGTGTACCGATTATGGCATACAATAAGGACAGGACTCTGCTCGCTTATTGTTATATTCGTGCTAATGTTACTACAGGCAAGGTATATCCATACATTTTCAAGTTGGAAACGACAACCGGAGAATGGTTTGCTTATAATCCTGATAAGAAATATGTTATTCCTTACCAGACGTTGACAGGCTATACGACGGGTAAAACACAGGGCGGCAAAATTGAGGTTGCGACGTTGCTACCGCAAAAGGTTTCTTTGACGGTTAATGTAACGCCGGCACCGGACACATTTGAATTTGATGGAGAAGCAGAATGACGACATATAGTAAACAGGTTTATGCGGGAATGCCGTTTCAATATAAAATCGTTAAAGACAGGTATTGGGACAAGGTTATCACTAAAAGCATTACGGTTGATACGGTTGATGATGTAACATTAGAGCCTTATGACGGGGTTACGATTACGCAGGACGGCTCAATCTTGACGGTATCATCAGGACTTCTTCCTAACGGGAACAGTTATGCGGGATATAAAGGAGTTACTGCGCCTGCGGGTAAGAATTATCTGACCGGTGCCGACGGTATTCTGCCAGGGGCATTGAGAGATGATGACGGCACAACGCATGACTGGAACTGTTTTTACGACGGGGAAACCGAGTTTAATCAAGCACAGACAGTATCTGGCAAAGTTTGGTTAGGTTCTAAAGTTATAGATTCACATCTTACAAATGCACCCCCTTCAGTTAATTTTTCACAGGTTGGTGATGTTACTTATTCAGGAAATGCTGCAACATTTGTTGACGGAACCTATTTAGTATCAAACAAAAAGCTGCCGAATATTGAGTTCTTTCCACAGAGCTTTGACTTCACTGCAAAGATAACTCCGAAGACTCCATCAGGATACAATATGGTGTTCAGAAACGCTACGACTAATGTTTGCTTCGGACTGTATGGTTCTGCGTGGTGTCTCTATACAGGCTCGAGAACGACGGGTGGCACTGCAACAGCTGATACAGTATATTGGATCAAAGTACAGTCGATTTATAATTCCTCTAACAGTTCTTATACATCTACGTTATATGTTCTTACAGATAATGGATCGTATACTTTGGAAACGTTGCCAGAATTATCAGCATGGACAAAGGCTGTACAGGTTACTTCAAATATGTTCATGAGTGAAGAATATTTCTGGTTATCAAATGATGGAACATATTCCTTTAATGGTGTGATACAACTTGATCAGGTTGAACTGAAAACAAGTATGGATGGAGCGTGGGTAAGCTATTGGAAACCTCTGAATACGAATGTGATAACAGGAGCGTAGCAATGATAATTGAAAAGATAAAGATACTTGGTACAATTGTCAGTGCAGTATTCGTTATCTGTGTATTCATACAGACTTTATTAACACTCAATCCACGTGTTACAGATCTTGAAAAGAGAATGGCAACAACAGAAGGAAAGATCTCTACGATTGAATTAAAGATTGACAATATTCTTAATAAAACGGCAGAGACCAGTAAAGATGTGAAAGATATCTATCACATAATTTTGGACGAGCATACAAGACAATGAAAACAAAGATTATAGCAGGAGTGTTAGCAGGTATAATACTTGCTTATGCGTCCTTTTGTTTCTATAAACCCGAGTATGCTGAACAAGTTGCTACGGGCTATTCTATTCTATTAGGGAAGGTGATAGAGCTATGTACGATATTATAAGCGAAGCTATTGATCCTATGGATCTTATAAAGGAATTTGAAGGGTTTCGTTCACAAGCCTATAAGTGTTCTGCAGGTAAGTGGACTATCGGGTATGGATCAACCCTTTATGAAGACGGAACACCAGTAAAACAAGGAGATATAATTGATGAAAAAACTGCTGAAAGATTGTTGGAGTATCATTGCCAACACCGCATCAAGCTCCCTGAGGGGAACTTCACAAGCAATCAAAGGGCTGCTCTATACAGTCTTATTTACAACATTGGACAGTCTGCGTTTGATCGTAGCAAACTCAAGCAAGCAATTTGTAGAGGAGACATCGCAGAAACTTTCAGAAATTGGGACTGGATTAAAGCAGATGGCAAAGTCGTCAAAGGACTCGTCAGAAGAAGATCAAAAGAATTAGCGTTATTTTTCAGTTGACATAATGCTAAATATATTTTACAATATACGACGTAACGTAAACGATATTTTACATAGGAGATATAACATGGCTTGTAAGAGTAAGGGTAAGAAAAGAAAATGAAATACACATTATTGGAAATGGTGCAGAGAATTTTACAAGCTGTTGATGGACAGATGGTGGAATCTATTTCAGATACTAGAGAAGCCATGCAAGTTGCACAGTGCGTAAAAGAAACCTATGAGCATTTACTCTATACAAGAGATATAAAAGCTCGTAGCAATTTGGTGCAGCTGCATAGTGCATCAGACTTGAGTAAACCTACTACCCTTTTCTTTAATGATAACGTATGTCAGATAGATGTATTAAAATACTACGATAAAGAACGTGATAAGTACTGTGATCTAACTTGGTTAGAGCCGACAGAATTTCTTGAGAGGAGTCTTGATAAGAATCCTACAAAAGAAAATGTTGTAAACATTGTACAAGAATCTGGTGTCAGATATAATGTATACAATGACAGAATGCCACAGTACTACACGAGCTTTAACGATACTGAGATAGTTCTTGATGCGTGGGATAACAAACAGTCATCAACTATAATGGAAGAGTACACAGTTTGTTACGGACTTGTTATACCTGAATTCAAACTTGAAGACATATTTGTACCAGATCTTGCACCACAGCATTTCAATCTGTTGCTAAATTCTGCTAGGATTCAAGCAGCTTATGAATTGAATAGGGAACAAGATATTATCACAAATGATAGAGCTCGTAAAGAATTGGTAACAGCTGATAAGCATTCTCAACGAGTAAGGTTTAAGGAGACAACACTATGGCACAACAGACCATTAACTGGCAGAAGAGTTTAAAGGCTGTAAGAGATGGTAGGTTTTTTAAGATTATTAACGAAGGTGGTGGCTCTCCATATAATGAAAGATTTACCACACTTTACCATGCTGAACAAGCTATTAAAGCTATCAACAATAAAAGAATTGATGACGAATTTAAAAAAGCCACAACAAGAATAAAACAGAGTGGTGACAAAATCAACAAAAGAATGAAGGATTACAAAGAGTTATGCCAAGCTATTCCAAGTTATTCTTAAAGCCTTTCATAGGTGGATTAAATACTGAAGGCTCTGATACAGATGATTTGACACTTAATACATCTGATGAACTCAATTGTACAATTCTTCCAGAAGGTAAACGTGGCAGAAGATACGGATTCAATATTGAACAAGATGGTAAATGGATTGAAACAAATGAACCGATAAACACCCACTCTGTTTATTATTGGGAAAATGTCTATGCAGATCATAGCTATATTGTTGTACAGATCAATACCAAATTGTATATTTATGAAAACATCCAACCGATATCTCAAAGAGAACCGATATATACTTACAACATACCTGTTAATGAACCGAATCTGATTAATGAACCTGTATCAGTTGTTGGTGTATCTAACTTGCTCTTTGTAGTTGGTAAGTGGTTGTTACCATTTGTGATCAAGTATGATGCCGATCTTGGTGTATTCATTACTCCAGAAATAAACAATCTAAAGTATAGGGATATAAACGGTCTAGAAGATGGTTTTAGAATCGATGAGCTCCCTACAACAATGACAGCAAGACATCTTTACAATCTTAAAAATCAGGGATGGGATAAAGAAATATATGATGCAGAAGCTAAAAAGACTTATTCACTTCTTCCTGTAGCTGATTATAAAGGAAAGTTCTTTGAAGATTATCAGTCAACTTATTTAGCTGGTAGATATCCTGCTAATAATATGCAATGGTTTCTTGGAAAAGAGAAGAGTGGTGAATACAATACAACAGACCTGTTGAATAAACACTTCGGAAATACTCCAGCTCCTAAAGGGCATTACATTCTTGATTACATTTCTAGAAGCAGACAGCAAGTTTCTGGTATAGATACGGAAGAAGAAGAATCATCAACAGTAACTCAATTCCATTTTGAGACACCTTACTATTCTGATGCAACTCCTTTCAACTTTTCTATGACCTGTTTAAGATTGCTTTCTACTCCTGAAGAAGTCATCAACGAATTTAAAGATTATATGGTAAAGAAAGAATCAGACGCTCAAGTGTCATTCAACTTACCTGCAAACATAACCGGAAAACTGTCTAAGCTGAAGCTGGTACTTAACGATCCTACTGTAGTTGGTTCAACATCTGGTTATAATAGCTCTATAGAAAATTACTTCTATATAAACGCTTGTTACATGGGTCGTGGTGATAAACAAAGAGCTAACTTCTACGCTATGGCAAGAGCTTTTAACATTGAAGTTTACGGTATTGATTCAGAAGGTACAAGACATGCCATATATTCTCAGCCTGCTAATTTCTCAATTACAGATCCAATAGGTACTCCACAAGAATACACCATAACGATAACAGAACCTGGACAGTTTATACGCTATTCTGTTGGATTGAAATGGAATGGTACATTAAGTAACACTCCTCAAGGATATTCTTTATTGCCGTTTAAAATTGTTGCAGATGTTGATGTTCTCGAATTGAATAAAAAAGAAGGTGGTTCAGATATTGTCGAAGGATTACCTGCATCAGATCTGTTAACGGGTGCCATTTCAAAGATTGAAGCATTTGGTGGAAGAATCTTTTATCTTATTGGTAACACTGTACTGTTCTCTCAGACATTGAAACAGGGATTACAGAACTACAGCAAATGCTATCAAGACGCTGATCCTACTTCTGAAGAAATCTCAGATATTGTTGCAACTGATGGAGGTATGATACAGCTGTTAACAATTGGTAAAGGCAGGTCTTTAAAGGCTTTTAATAGAGGTGTAATAGCTTTCGGTAATAAAGAGATAGTAGGTATATTAAGTCCATTAGAAAACCTGTTTACAGCAACTGAATACGACATAATAAAGATTGCTAACATAGGCATCACAGGTGAATATAGTTGTGTATCAACAGATGATTCAATATTCTTTTGGAGTCATAACGGTATATACAGAATAGCTATGGAATCAAACAATATCGTATGTCAATGTATCACCAATACAACTATACATAACTACTTTATGAATATTAACCTCTTTTCTAAGAACAACGTTGTAGGTGCTTTTGACATGGGTAACAATAGAATCATCTGGATGTACCCAACAAATGAAAGTGACCCTCATAAGCTGGATCAAGGTCTCGTATTAGATCTGAACTATAATTGCTTTATGCCTATTGCAATTGATTCTGGAAATGTTGTAAGAGACGTTAACGGTAATTACGTAGGTGTATACGATGAAAAGAATCAGAAAGTAAACAACGAAAAAGTTCATTTTGAAGGCAATGTTGTATTGAATAGTAATAACGAGATTGTAGGGTACACTCAAAATAAGTACTTAACAGACTTTACAGCTTCTAAAGAAGTGACAAAGATTAAACCAAAGATTGTTATCAGAGCTGGTGGAAAGCGTGTTAAATCTGGAATAGATAATGTTGTAGTTGATACAAACACATCTGCAGAATATAACCGTAACAGTGCTGTAGTTTACTTAGTCGTTGACGGTACTAAATATTCTTTTGGTGACTTTAACGATAGAGAGTTCAGGGATTGGGACGTATCTCCTTATAAGTCTTATATGGTATCTAAGCCAATCTCTTTAGGTGATACATTCTATAACAAGCAGACACCAGTTATGCAGGCATTGTTTCAAAGAACTGAAACATACAAACTAAACTCTGATACAGATGATTTAAATCAAGCAAAGTATGTATCAGAATCTGGTGCAAATATTCGTATGAGATGGGGCTGGTCATTAGAGGATAGAAGCAATCGTTGGGATATGATTCAGAATGGTTACAGACCACAAAAGGACTTCTTATATGATGAATATGTAGAGAGTCGTTTACATATCTGTGGTCGTGGTAAAGCATTCCAAGTAGAGATTAGTAACGATAGAAACAAAGACTTTAGATTGCTTGGTTTAAATATTATAACAAGGGGCAAGTAGTATGGGATTATTCGGAAGTAGCGGTAAAAAATATAAAAGAGCTGCAGAGAGGGCTTTAAGAACTGCAGAAGATATAAATGACTATCAAGAACAAGAAGAGTTTCGTAGAAGTCTTATATCGAATATTAGACAGGAACGTCTTGCTCGAGCTATATTAGAAGTCGGCAATTACAGCACCACTGCAAGATCTTCATCAGCTGAAGGCGCTTTAGCGAATATTGATTCATCTTTAGCAGGTGAAACGTACTTCTCCTACGCTTCTTCAGATAGAGCACAGCGTGTTCAAGATTTAAATGAGTATGCACAGAATATGTATCAAAAGTATCAGAAGAAACAGCAGAAAAGAGCGGCTATTGGATCTATTGTAGGTACTGTAGCAGGAACTGTCGCAGGAGGTTTTATAGGTGGTCCTATTGGTGCTGCAGTTGGAGGAAGTATTGGACAAGGACTTGGTCAGATAGCTTCTGGTACAGGCTATACACAGACCATGAGAGGTACTCAAAACATTATAACAGGTGCTTCACAAGGATATATTGCTGCTAACATGCCTGAATTAAATAAGACTAAATACGCTGCATCAAGTTTGAATACAACTACAGGTCAATTATATGACACTCAATATTACAGAGGTGCTACACCAATTACATTCTTAGGAGGAAACTATTAATGGTTTTAGAAATAAGAATTGAAACAAAATTTCCTCAAGCTCAAGAAATACCTTACACGCCTAGAAGATCTTCAATAGCCCTATCTTATACTATGTTAGAAGATGAAGAAGAAGCTTTAAAGGAACAATATCATAGATTATTAGCAGATCGTTTAGGTGAACCAGATGATATACCTATTAATCAAATTGAAAAGGCTTATGAACAAAAGCAGCAAGAAGATTTTGATGAAGATTTTTTAGAAGCCATGTCAAAGAGCTATGAAAAAGGTGATTTAAAAATTGATCGTGAAACTACTAAAAATGTTTTATTACTTGGCGAATCAATGATGCGTGAACTTATGCAAACTGATCCGCTACAAAGGGCTGTGGTTGTACAAGAGCAAGCTGATAATTTCTTTGAAGATCTTGATTCAATATCTGTAATAAAGACTGGCAACACATTTGAAGAAGAAGCGCAATTAAATCTTTTTAATGAGGTTGTCGCATGGGATATAGCTCAGAAATTGCAGGATGTGGGTTGGTTAGAAACTTTATCAAAGCAATTGTTAGGTACAGCAGGATCTTCTTCTATTGGAGCTAAAGCAGGATCTGTATTAGGTCCATTAGGTTCTATTGGTGGAGCTGCATTAGGCACTATTTTATATCCTAAATTAGGTACTGCAACAGGACATGCTTCTATTGCTACAATTGGTAAAGAGTTTAATGAGAAAGCCACAGAAATTAATTACACATCTAAAGATCCAATTGAAGCTAGATACAGAGTAAGAGATCTTATCAATGAAACATTCACAGATGCTAATAGAGAATATTGGTATGATATCGCTGAATATGTTACAACAGCTGGTACAAAAGAATATCTAGATGCAAATCTTTTAACAGGAGCAGTAATTGGTAAGGGTATTCAGGGTATGGCTTATGTATCAAATAAACTGTTTAAAACTGTTAAAAATGCGACACAAGCTCATAAAGTATCCGAAGCAAAGGTCGCTAATGGAGAAGTATTGACTCCTAAAGCATTATCTTTAACAGATTCAACAGTACCTAATGAAGATCTTTCACCAAGAATTATTGATTTAGAGTATGTTGGAATGGATAACGGTGTTCCGAGATATTCTGTAGAAGGTTATAAAAGCATTGGACAAGGTGAGACAGTAGATGCTCCACATTATACTGGTGGTATAGTTGCATTGGATTACAATAAATACTTATCAGGTGTTAATAAACGTAACGATGTAACACCAAGCAATACCATTCTTGATTTAGATATTGATATCAATGGTGCTATGGTGCATATTGTAGGTGGTGGATCTGATAACAGACACATTATGTCTTATACAAAAGCTTTACAAAAGACTCAGAGGATAAACAATGAAGCTGTTAAAGATAGAAATGTTCTTACAGTGTATAGTCCTCAAAGGAATATTAGAACAGAAGGTTATCAACCACATAGGTACAATATAGGTTCGGAAGAGTTTATGGTTGATGAACTTATAGATAAAGGATGGTGGAAGCCTTATGATGTAAAAGATATTCAACAGTTTATAAAAGAAGAATACAAGCATGAACCGACTATTGAAGAAGCACAGAAGGTAAGTGACTTACTTGATTCATTAAAGAAGAGAATTGCTAATAAGGTGATAAAGAGTAAACAATCACTTAACAGAGCCTTTGAAGATGAGTTAAGACTTTTTGAAAAAAATAACGAAATAGATATAAAACAATTATCTGAAGAAGATATGCGTAACCAACTCTTTATAAGAGATATGACGGAGCATTTCTTAGAGCCTACTAAGAATGTGAAGATGCCTAGAATAATTCGTTATGAACTTAAAAATGCCGACAAGATTTATTATGAAGGGAATAAGAATTCTCCATTTGTAAGAAAGGCTGTTTCAGATTTGAAGAAAAAAGGTTACGAAGGATTTGAATTCATTTCAAAACTTGGTAGCAAAGGTGTGACAGCAATGGTATCCAAAGATGGTAAAGTATTTTTAACAACTGCTTCAAAGAAGCAACGTGTTGGGTCAGTATCTTTAAATAAATATGGTGGTGTTCTTTATGAAACAGAAAGTATTTATAAAGCATCAGGTAAACGTGCATTCCCTATCAAGTATGGTAACGGGTATGTTGTAGGTGTTGTTGACGATTTTTCAACACTAAAACTTGACAAACCTGTAAATGTAAAGTATAATGCACCTATCAATCCTAAAGAAGTAGAGGTAGATATTAAATGAATTTAAGTGGACTTTCTAAAAGGCTTCAAAATCTATTACCAGAAGAAGCACCAATTAAATTAAATACATCAACAGTCCCTGAATCAGCTAAAAAAATGTGGGCAACTAGACCTGTAACAGGGGTATTAGAACGTCGTTCACATATCCCTTTAGAAGCTCAGGAAGAAAATGTTGCAGCTCTTAGACGTACTTCAGCAGAACAGGCAATTCTTACTAAAGAAGTTAATAAAACTTTAAAGGGTGCTACTGATGAAGATATTGAACAATTTAAATCATTGGTAACACAAGAGCAACATGCTAATGACGGGCTTGGTAAATGGACTGATGAAATTGATTTAAAGCTTATGCCAATCTCTGCAAAAGCTAAAGAACTTCATCAGACATGGAAAGATACAAATGATTTATTATGGATTACTGAAAATGATAAATCTATAAGAGAGATGCAACGTGAGGGTTTTCATGGTGATTCATCTGGTAGAATTGTAAAGAATGTTGACGATGGTATATTAAACACCACAGGTTTTAGCGGTATGGAAATATATGTACCAGATCAAAAAAGATACGTTAACTCTCGTACATACTCAGGTAAGAGCATTAAAGAAGAGTTTATTAAGAAAGGCTACGATCTGTATGAAGTACATCCTTACAGTATTGCCAATGAAGATTTGAATTACAACTACATTCTTTCGAAAGATAGTATCGGTATGAATAAACCTCTTCCAGATGCTATATTGCATTATGCAGAAGGTGGTATACGTCAATATGAAAACGGTACATTATTTGTAAAGATTGGAAGACTTGTATACGGAGATGGTAAAGCTTATTGGGGCACTCCTAAAACACTTACATCTGGAGACGATATAAATGCATTACAGAAGTATGTTGACGAAGTAAAACAGGCTATTAATATCTATAAAGAGACAGAAGGGTCTTTACCAGATATGCAAGTTCTTTTAGATGAAACAGACTTTCAATATTTTAAAGTAGATAGTGCAGCAGATTTATTCGATTTGATTCGATCTCCTAAAAATCCTTCTGGAATAATTGATCCAAACTTTGAACCAGGTATTTACAGAAGCGGAGAAAAACCTCTTAACACCACGGGTTATCCTGATTTCAATTCTTCATCAAAGATGGATACATCGCGTTTAGAATTGATGAATCTTAATAACAGATACTTTAAAGGTCGTGGAAAGATTTTATCAAATATTAACGGTAAGCAAGATATACTAGAAGATCCTCGTCATATTATGGAAAAATCCATACAAAGAATTGCTTATAATCGTAACATCGATAAACTGATTGAATCATATGGAGAGTATTTTAAAAATAATTTCTCAGATGTTATAGACACTTCTACAGGTTTGAATCCTTTTGCTGTATCTGGTAAATACTTAGTGACTCATGCTGACTTAAAACCTTTAAAAGAAGTAGCAAAACGTGATCAATGGAAAATAAGATCTGCAGAGCACATACAACATATTGTTAACAGTATATCAGGTACACCTACTAGAGCTGATAAGAAAATAATTCAATATTGGAATAGTTGGGTTGACATTGCTGAAGATCTTGGTCCAGAGTGGTGGAATACTGCTGCATTGGAAAAGTTAAAAGATAAAAATCCTGTTCGTGTGGCTCAATCGGTTGTATTCAATGCTTATCTAGGTATGGCAAATGCTGCTATGTTATGGAAACAGCCTTTACAAATATTGAATATGCTTTCTATATATCCTACTGAAACTATTAAAGCAATAGCATCAGCACCTGCTGTACTTGTAGCATACGCTTTAAGAGATACTAAACTGCCTTTTAATAAGATTATGAGACAACTCAACGCAACACTAGGGTTTATGTCTGCAGATGCTATGGAAGATCTTATTAGATATATGCATGATTATGGAACATTCCATCAGATTTCTAAAAGACCTGAGCTGCTTGGAACAAGTATGTACCTTAAACAGTTAAAAGGATTTCAAAAACTTAACACTATGTTCTATGAGGTTGGTAATGATATCTCTTATCTTATTGGTGATATTGCAGCGTATAATATTAGCAAAACTAAAGACTTTAAAGATATTGCACGCATTGCAGACGATTTAAACTTTAATATGACTTCTGCCAATGTTAGCCAGTTACAGCGCAATCCTTTTGGGAGTCTTGTTACAGAATTCTTATCATATCCTATGGGTGTTCTATCAGCTCTAACTGGTAAGCAATTCTCACCTATGCGTCGATTAGGATTCTTTGCAGCTCTTTTAGCAATGTGGGGAATAAAAGGAACATTCTGGAAAGATGGTCAACCAGTACTATACGATTATTTAAATAGACACACAGAGTTAACACCAGAACAAACAGGGCTTGTACTAGACGGTATACTAACGAATATGATGTCTACATTAGGTTACGATGTCAGAGAGGGTCCTGATATTGCCGGTATATTTATACCAATGTGGAATACGGTATCGGCTTTAATTGATAGGAATGGTGAAGCTCCTTCATTACCTGCTAGTGGTATTATGCCTTTAACAGTAGACCTTTATAGAACTATAAAAGACATACTCAATCCTGATACAGATGGTAACGATCTTATGTATTGGTTACGTGTTATTAATCAACGTTCAGGTCTTCCTACTGGTGTAAGAAATGCTTCTAAAGCCATGTATGCATTTGCTGAAAAGAAGATTCTTGATAAGTATGGTAACGTAATTAAAGAAGGTGTTGAAGATAAAGATGTAGCTATGCTAGCTTTTGGATTCAAACCTATAGAAGAACGTGAAATAAATGATACAAGAGCTTTAACCAAGTATTATCAAGATTCTATAGATGATTACATCGATGCTCATGTTAAACCAGCAATTACAAGGTATCTTCAATATAATCAAACAAATGAGGAGTATAGTACAGAAGAATGGCTGGAAACACATGCAGCTTTACGTAACAGTATTGCAGCAGGTCGCGCATGGATTGAAGAAGACCGTCCAGAATTTTTTTCATACTATAACAATAGAATCAATTCGTTATTGAATACTGGTAAGAATACTAAAGACGCTATGTCAAAAGTACAAAAAGCTATATACGAACATTACATAATAAATAGGAGACAATAATGCCTTTATATAATCAAGTAACATCACTTCAAAGCCAAGGAAGATTTGCACCAGGTGTACAATATTATGCAGGTGTTAAAGCTCCGAGACGAAATGATTTCAAATTGCCAAAAGCAGATTCTTCATTCAATATAGATCTTTCTAGAATTGGAGATGCCCTATTGCGTGTTGAAGAATTGAAATATGATGCTGAACAAAAGCAGCTTGCAAGAGAAGACAGAATACGTGAACTAGAATTTGAAGATAAGCGTATAAGAGAACTTGCAGATCTTGATAGGCAATATAAATATGATTCATTAGCTGTTCAAAGAGAAGGTAACTATTTAGATTATGCTTCAGATATGGCAAGATTGCAACAAGACAAAGAAACTGCTGAAAAAAGTGGTAAAGATTTAACAGGTTATAATATACTTCAAGAGGGACTTGTTGCATTGAATAAAGAGCGTGCCCAAAAGGGTGGAGCTTCTGCTATGTATAATGCTAAAGCCGAACAATTGTATAATACAGCTCGTAACTACACTGGTTATTCTAATTGGGATGTAGCCAAAGCTGAAGCAATCATGGAAAACTATGGATATAGTTCTAAATCTCTTGCTAAAGCACGTGAAGAAGAAGAGTATAATATACGAGCTCAGAAAGAAAAACAATTTCAAGAAGCATATAATAGCAGTAATTATCTTCAAGCATTAGAACCTCCTAAAGCCAGAGCACTATATGATACAACAGATAATCAGATAAAAACATATCTATATTATAAGAGTGTAACAGAGAATCCTAATACAACTGAAGAAGAAAAACTTGCTGCTCGTGATAATATGATTAAGTCTGGTGTATCTTTATCAAAACTTGGTATATATGATTACATCTATAATGTTGCCACTTCTTCTAAAATACCACAGAATCCAGTAGAATTGAAAACAACAGTTAGACAGAATGCACTAGAAAGAGCTTCTCAATTAATGGGAAGAAATGATGCTATATTTGTAGTAGATAAAGCAATGCAAGATTTAGGACTAAATCAATTTGTACAACAGGCATCAGAAGCTATCAAAGACAATAAAGAAGTTGGTGAAAATCTTATTGCAAGTATGACAACAGATGATAGCTTAAATCTTATGGATGTACCACTGTATCGTCAGTTTGTTGCTTTGACACCTGGTATGCAACAAGGTATTTTAAGTGATCCTGTAAACTCTAGAACATTGTTAAAAGGTATATCAGGCATTATCGATAATGCTTCAGGACCTATTTTAAATGATAACGGTACTATTACATATAACAAAAAAGTTTACACAAAAGATGAAATAGACGCCGCAGTAAAATCAACAGGCATGCAAGATCCTTTAGTGGCAATACCAGTAGCAGCAAATGAAAACTACACAGGAACATTAAGCGCATTTAATCAAGGTCTAGCAACGACACAAGATATTTTAAAATCTGGAAGAGCTGCTTTGACCACAACAGCTGAAGTAAGTGTGCCATATTCTGATAAAGATGTGCCTGTTGCTGTTGAAAACTTTTCCAAGCTATCCAAAAATAACAGAGTAGCTTATTCAATCTGTAAAGAAAAGAGTTCAACAGAAGACCAAATGAAATGCGCTATAATGGTTGATGAAAGTGACTTAGGTAAAAATACAGAGTTCATGACACGTATGTCTAATATCATTCGAAACCATGATATTGCTGGTAATTTTTATCATTACGGTCTACAAAAAGATGGTGATAATATTAATGTATTCTTATTAGATACTGGTGTAAACTTAGCACTTTCAGCACATGATTATAATGCCACAGAAGATTTTAATAAATATATTAGATCTTTACCAAATCTTTGGCAGAGTAAAACAGAGATCCTTAAGTACTTCTTAGATGATCGTTTACAAATCTTTAAAGAAGGTTCTGAAGTACCTAATAAGTATGAGCCAAATATTCTACAAAAAGGTATGACAGCTCTTAATAAAGCAGATCAAGCTATACAACAAGCTGTTGATTAATCGTCCCAATATCGCTGATACTTCTGTCTCGCTTCTTCATCAGGACAGTCCCAGTATTCACCACACTCTTCTGGTGTTTGAATCTCTTTCTCTTCCATGATGAAATAAGCTTGGTATTCTGAATCAGTTGCTAAAGCCCTGAAACAGGTTTGTCTCAGGGCACATTTCATATTGTTACATTTACAGATATCGGTCATATTAACCCTCATCATCATTTGTTGTAATCTCACAGCCGTTAGCAGCGTATCCACAGATATCTATCCAACTGTCAACATGGTTCTTTTTATTCTTTAGACGAGCTATCTTCATAAGAATCATCATAATTGCTACGTCTTCTGCTTCAATACCGGTATCTAGATACTCGCTCCATAACAATGCAATCTCTTTAAAGTTTGATTCAGGATTGCCATAGTTCTCTTGACGAGCTCCGTTAATAATTCTTTTAGCTTCTTCTAAACACTCTGTTCTATTCATTTTACACCACTACTTCCAAAACCACCACCACGATCTTCATCAGCTTCAACATGCTCTGTTGTAACTATGATAGTTGATGGCAATTTATTAAACACTACTTGACACACTCTATCGCCTCTATTAATGTAGAAAGGCTCTTTACCATTATTAATAAGTAATGCACCCCATTCTCCACGATAACCTGAGTCGATTGTGCCAACACCATTGACAAGACCTATGCCATGCTTTAGAGCAAGTCCTGACCTAGCCCTTAATTGTGCTTCATATCCTGTTGAAAAGCTTGTCTTAATCCCTAAAGGGATGAGAGCATACTCTCCAGGCTCTAACAGAGTGTCACAGCATGCTCTCAAATCGTAACCAGCATCATTAATTGTGTTGGTTGCAATATGTCCCCAAGCTTTGTCATAGTTGTCAAGATATTCCACATGAACTACACAAGCTTCAATAGGCATTATTCACCTACCTTATCATTACTGAACAAAGTTCTATCATCATGTTCTTGTCTCTTACCGACATTGAACTCTGATTTGCTACGTAAATACCCCATTCAATTTGTCCCATATTTCTACAGGTTTCGACTATCTTTTACACTAATTAGTGAAGGCTCTTTCAGAGTGTAGCGTCTCACCCTTACTTCTCTTAACGAGAATAGTCTGTACACGTTTGTAATCGCACGGGATTGCCTTCAACATTACTTGGTAAGGTTTCCCCGTTAGCAGATATAATCTACCCCACTTGCTAAAGGTGGAAAAGCCTTAAAGGGCAATGTCAGTTTACCCGAGTATATACTTCACAGAGTTGGTGTTCAGTTCCATCTTTCATTTTCACAACATAACCAGTTGTAACACCTTCAACATCATTAGGGTCAATCTTGTTATTCTTTAATACAGCTAATTCAAATTCACTTAACATGCTTTCGTTCCTTATAATGTAATCTGTTATGATCTGCAACAGTCATTGCTACAAGATTATCAACAGAGTTGTTAAATTTGTTATGATCTATGTGATGTACACACAGACCTGGTTTTAGTGGTGCAACAAATGTTTCATATACAAGAACATGTACACTTCTAACATCTCTTTCACCGTCTCTCCACAAATCGACAAGAAGGTAGTTGCTTCGTTTCCATTGTGTCAACAACTGTTCCTTTCTATGTCTCATTGTTGGAGTACCTTTGATTATTATAGGATGATAATGTTCACAACTCTTAACAAGACCTGTGTTTGATACCATATATCTTCCTTCATAACCTTCAATGTCTCTCCATTCTATTTGCAGCATTTGGCAAGCCTTTTAGCTTCTAATTCGTGTTCACATATAGGGCAGAACTTATGTTCCCCTGCAATATAACCATGCTTAGGACATACACTGAACACTGGTGTAATACTTATATAGGGCAGGTTATAATTTGTCAACACCTTTTTTACAAACTGTTTACAAATCTCTCCAGATGACATACGCTGATTAAGGTATATATGCAGAACTGTACCACCTGTGTACTTAGTCTGTAAACTATCTTGTAAATCAAGTGCTTCAAATGGATCATCAGTAAAGTCAACAGGTAACTGTGACGAGTTTGTATAGAACGGTGCATCTTCTGTACCAGCTTGGATAATGTTTGGATAACGCTTCTTATCTTCTCTAGCAAATCTTGTAGTAGCCCCTTCAGCAGGTGTTGCCTCAAGATTGTAAAGATGCCCTGTTTCTTTCTGAAACTCTACCATCAAGTCTCTTATGTAGTTGAGGAGATCTTCTGCCATATCTTTACCATTTGGTGTAGTAATGTCATCAACATCATTGGTGTAGTTACGAATCATTTCGTTCATACCATTGACACCAATTGTAGAGAAGAAGTTACGATATGTTCCAAGCCATCTCTTTGTGAAAGGATAGAATCCAGCCTCTAATCGATCTGTTAAGAACTTTCTCTTAACTTCTAAAGCTTCTTTAGCAATCTCACATAGAGTTTTAATGTGTTGTTTCAATTGATTATAGTTGCTAGGATATCCATCTTTGTAAAGATACCCGATACGAGCCATGTTAAGAGTCACAACACCAATCGAACCAGTCTGTTCAGCACTTCCAAAGAGTCCGTTACCTTTCTTTAACAGCTCTCTAAGGTCTAGTCTAAGTCTGCAGCATTGGTGCGATATCACGCCATCAGGAAGCTGCACAAGATGCTCTGGAGTATTAACTGTAAAGTTGTAAACAAACTCTGCTCTAGATTTAATGAACTTTATAGCTTTAACAGGTACATGATATCCTTTATCAGATTGTTCACAACGATATACATCTAATTTATAGCTCGTAAAAGTTTCTAAATCAGATTTGTCTTCTTTAAAGTATCTGGTATTTTTTTCATTAACAGATTCTCTAAAGATTTTTCCAACAGAACTTCCAAGGTATTTTAAATCTTGAATAAGCTCTTTATTGGTTGTGTGAGCTATAGAGCCATTCTTAATACTTCCATCAGTTGCAATATAACCGTCAAGCATGCCTTGTCTAAAGTCATTAGACATGTCCCAAACATTACAAAGCAATCTTTTTTCAGTTGCTCTTTCACCCATAATGTAAGTATTAATAAGACCAAGACCAGTTTTACCATATACATGAACAGTAAAGATATTAACATCCTCTTGTTTTTCTACAGTAGTTCTGCTACCAAGATTTGAAAAGAACTTTACAATCTCGTCTACAATTTCTTTATGATTGATATTGATTGCAAAATAGATTTCATTATTTCTTTTCCAACCTTCTGCAAGGTAGTATCCTAATATTTTACCTATCTCATAGGTGCCTATATTAGAACAATTCCAAGGCTTAGAAGATAATAAGAATTTATCACCAACTGTTAAATCTTGAGACAGTTTTGTTTTTATGCCATCTGATGTGATAACAACACATTTATGATCTATAGAAAATCTCTCTGTATACCCGTTGTCAAGAGTAACTTCGACATATTCTCCATAATCTTTATAGGGAATCTTAAACATTTCTGTTACATCAACAAACCTGCCATCCATAAGAAATTGATACTGTGGTTTATTATCTTCTGCAGCATTATACCAGTTATTTACAAGATGTCTTAGTTCATTTTTTGATACTCTTCCATTAGCGTCCTTATATATAATGTCCTGTGTTCCTAAAAAAGCCATACTACGTACGTCACTAGGACTCATATCAGAACTGATATAGTTACTGAAATAAGGGTAACCATACTTAGCAGTGACTTCAAAGATCTTATTAGCTACTGGTGAGTCCCAATCCCAATCGTTAGTGATGTTATAAGTCGGAATAGGGAATGTGAAAGGTCTGCCATCTTTATCACCAGCTGACATAACATCTAACAAAGCAAGATTGATTAAGTCCATTTCAGCTTGGTAATCTTTATAAGTAGTACCTGTATCAATTCCACCAATCAGCACAGGTTTGTCACGTAAATCTTCAGGAACTTTGATATCAAGTGTAATGTTGCTGAATACGGTCTGACCACCCCATCGTGATGATGTGCCACAACAGTAAATGAACTCTTGAATCTCTTGCTTCACTTGTGTATAATCTAATTTATCATACGCTACAAATGGTGCAAGGAATGTATCAAAGCTTGAGAAGGCTTGTGCACCAGCCCATTCATTCTGCATAGTTCCTAAGAAGTTTGCCATTTGTCCCAATGCTGCTGAGAAATGCTTCGGTGGAGTAGCTGATGTCTTACCTGCAACACCTGCAAACCCTTCCTGTAACAATGCTCTCAAGCTATGACCACAACAGTAACCACCTAAGAAGTCTAAGTCGTGAATGTGAACATCACCGTTACGGTGCGCATTTGCAGCTTCTTTAGGATATACTTCATTGAGCCAATAGTTGGCGACAACTTTACCAATTACATTGAGAATCATACCACCAACTGAATAAGACTGATTAGCGTTTGCTTTCACTCTCC